GTGATTTACTTAAAATATCATTCTCCGGCACTTGTGTCAGGTGCGATACTATTCTGATTATTTTTTCGGGTGTCATTGTTATTATTTATTTATATATAAGCTATATTGCGTATAGAGATATGTTATAACCAATGCTAACAAGCCGTAGTTATATAATCAACATTCTCGGACTTGCTAAACAAATCAATAACCGCTTCTGTTGAAATTGGTATAATGTGATATGTTTCGCTATTCCTTTTTTTGATGTATAATTTAGGTTTATCAAGTTCTCCACTCGTTACGCAAACCATTTGTTTTTTATTTACTTTTTTCTCTAAAGCAAAGCCGTGATACCCTGTTTGTTTTAACTCGACATTACAACTCATTTCGGTTCTTTCAAATCCTAAATCAATGTATTTTTGGTATTCCATATTATTATTTTTTTTAAGTTAATTAATCAAAAGCACTGGTTATAACAGCATATAAGCAAAAGCCCAAATCCAACCGCACAATGCCAACGCTATTTGTGCCTTCGCTTATCTGAAAAACGTTATAGGCAAGTGCTACTTCCGTTTGCATCAATGAAAGTCTTTTTAACTTCATCAACAGCAGCTTTTGCCATTCGTATATGCAATTCACTATCTTCCCTGTTTATTGGGTCTTTAAGTTGTGCTATTGCTTTATCAATTTGCAATTCCTCACTATCAAGATAATCGCCTAACATTTCTAAAAGCCTTTGTTGCATATTTTCAAACAAAAGCTGCTTTTTGTATTCGTTTGACATATTCGTTTAATTAAACCGCACCAGCCTATAACAGCGGTTTGGTGCTATTATTTTGCCTATAAATTTTATCTAAGGCTTAAAGTATCTGCAAGGCAAAATAACAGACACCAAGCCGCAAAACGTTATGCGCCATCCCCTAAAGCCCAACCGCCTCCGATTTTCTTTAATAGTCGGATTTGGTCGGGCATCCATCACAGGCACTTGTCCTGTCAGATAGTGGGGTAGATTTGTATTTTTCCAATTGTCTTGCAAAGTTTCACATCGTATTCATTAAGCCACTCCCGGCACTTGTCCACTTTCTCAATGATGGACTTGATGTCCTCATCGTTTCTTTGAATCCGAAATGCGGCCCAACGATCATCCGTTGGCATCGTTGAATAGATTACCTCGTTTCCATAATTGCAGTGTCCTGGCGTGTCCATTAGGCCATAAAACAGGATAAATTCATCCTTTCCATAAAGATGCATATATCCCTGACCTTGCCAATAATAATCCATATTCAATTCCAAAGATGAATCCTGCAATGTTTTCTTCGACCAAGGGGCCTTGACATCAACAATCAACTTAGGCATCACCACATCAGCAGTGCCGGTAATATATGAATCCTCCATATATATCTCATTCTTTTCAGCAAGGCCATAACCCATCACCTCTGCCATGAAGTCAATCAGCTCGTTCTCCACTGCATTGCCTTTATCCATGTACTTTGAGAATATATCTTCATGCTCTCCAGTGTACCAATCTTTAAGGTAAGAAGTGCAGGTGGCTGATAGCTCACCTGCTTTTCTTGCATTACTCATTATTTTCCCAATTTGGGAACATCGTATCTTAAATATCTTATCCATTTAGAAGTGCTTTTTCGACCTCTGCGGTCATTGAGTATTTTGATTTAATTTTTCCTATTGTGTACCCATTTAAAAGGGCCTGTTTGCATTTTGAAAACTCTTCCGAGCCAATTACCAATGGAAGCAATGTCGCTGCCTTGGATGGGGTAGATGCCTTGTTTCCATCATCATCCTCATCAATGTTCAAGTTAAGTATTGCTCCAATGGCATACCTGCGTTGATAGGTTATAACACTTCCGGCATCCTGTGGGGTTTGTTTCACTGGTGTCATGTGATAGGTTTCCTCAAAGTATTCACCTGACACATGCAAAAGCCGGGTGGTAAGGCCCCAATTGTCGCAAGGAAATTGCACAATTACCAATTCAGCACTGCTCAATGGCTCACTGATGGCATCCAAGATATCAGGCAAAGCCGCATATTTAGATTTAAAAAAAGGATTGTTACTGCCTTTCTTGATTTTTCCCACTTCGCTGTGGAATTTATGGAGGGCTTTCGCTATCTCTCCAATGGTGTCGCTTGTTTTCATTTTTTTATGTATAAAGGGAAGCCCCAAACAAAGAAACGTACTCGGATATAAGCTGCGACACCTTTCCTTTCTGAATCCCTATTGGGGGCTAATATATGTTGGTTTAATTTCATGGTGTCGCAGTGATGCAAATATAACTATTTTTTGATTCGCAAACAATTTTCTTCTAAATATTTTTCATTCACAATATCATTGATGTCGCTGATGTCTATCTGATAGAAGTCAGCATACAAGTGAATGACTTTTTTTACCTCATGATCGGGTTTGGATTGCCTGTTGGCATACATGATGTCAGCAAGCAATTGCAGGAGCTGTAACTTATTCAAGGCCCATACTCCTTTCCTCATCATGCTTGTGTTTATGCTCGAGCATCTTTAGGCAATGTTCAGGCATTGCAAGCTCGCACCATTCTTTTAGCTGTTTGTCACTGGCATAAAGGGTTTCTGCATCTTTAAAAAATGGAACTCTTTTGAGAAACTCCTGCATATCTTTTCTATCTGTATAGTCCACATAGTGTTGATGCTTCACAGCATCCTCAATCATTTGGATGGTTTCAATTAGGAAGTTTGCAAGATAAATATCTTTGCAGGTCTTTAGTGATTCGGTCATGTCTTTAATAGGGTTTTTCATCGGATTTGAGATTGGCAAGGGTTTGCAAATAATTTTTTCCATCCATCAACATCCATCTTGTCCATTGTGAATGAGCTGTTGTCTTGGTGTGGCAATTCTATTTCGTACTCATCCAACAGGTGAGGATGGGATTCAAAGAGCAATATTGTCCTTGCGGATAATTGCAGAGCCTGTCTGCTTACTTTGTGCCGCCCAATCCCATTTGACTTGGCGGCCTTTTTTACAATTTCTATCTTTGTCATTTGCTGATTCTAATTAAGTGTTCAAGATACCTGGAGAATGACAGTCCTTTTTTATCTGCCTTTTTTTTGCCTGCATCAATCACATCGGGATGAAGCATTACATTTTTTCTAATTCTATTTGCCATTTGCTTTTTTCATTTCAATGTACATATCACTTTCAATTATGCCCATCAAGACTATCCTTGTCATTGAATCAAGTGGCAGGGTGATGGCATAGGATTCCAAAGTTTCTTGGAAGTTTGCCACTGCGGTTTCTAATTTAGTTTTTTCCATTGGTGTCGCTTTTTTTAAAGGTTAATAAATAATGAACTATTGATACAATTAATGGGATGGTGAGAATCTCCAAGGCGAAGAGTAACTCATTGTAGGTTGGCATTTGCATGGTGTCGCTTTTTTTAAAGTTATGCAGTTGGTAGGATGCTGCTCCCCTTTAATTTATTATTTTAAATGAGCAAAATTAGTTAATTCTGAAGAATTCCATAAGTTACCAAAGTTATCCTCAAATTGATTTGGTCTTGTATTACTTAAGTGCATATTAATTATATGTACATTTTTATCCATTGCATATAGATTAGCAATAATATTTACTTTTACAATTTCAGTTTTTTCTTGAGTTACCATTTGATGTTGTTTTTTTAATTGTTAGAATATGTTGTTGTTTGGTTTGACAAATATACACACTACATACACACTAATAACATTTTTATGTAAATTTTTTTTGCTTTGATAATCAGCACTTTACAAAATACCCCCACATTTCTGTGAGGGTATTTATTAATCTGCCAGCTTTTTTTGGTCCATATCCTCCATAAAGGCAGGAATTGAGTAATGTCCATCACTCCGATCTCGCACCTTTATAAAGTCAATTTCTAACTTTGCAGAATTTATAATTGTCTGCCCCAGGTCTGCAATTGCCTTGGCCTTTTCAATAGTCATGTGGCTCTCTTCGGGATCCATCAGGTGTTCTATTGCCTCAAAGAGATGATTGCGTAGGTCTTGTATTTTGTTCCTTGCCATTGATTTTCTTTTTTAGTTTTTGTAATGTGTAAATTGCTTCCTTTATATCTTCAGGATAATTGTGAATTGAATTGCGCAGCATATTCTCGGATTTGGTAATCATTTCAAGGTTGGAAAGCTCGCAGTTTAAAGTGTCAAAGTTTTTAAAGATGATAACATGCCCTGGTGGAATTGGTCCATGTGCTTGCTTCCAAAGGTGTACATGTAAGGCTTCCCACTTTGCTTTAGCTGTCCGAATGAACTTGTAAGGTCTATTTCTATTGTCAGTCCGAATCGTGATAGCCCCATCTTCTAACTCGTTAAAGTTTCTTCTGCCCTTTTTGAATTGACTACTTTGGATTCTTGCCAAGGATTCAGCAGGCACATACTCCTCCATCTTCTTTCCTTTATTTATTGGAGTATGGCCTTTGGCAAATACATACTTTTTTCCTGCAATCT